TCAGCTACGGATACACCTAAAGCAACAGCATCAGGAAGAGATTCTCTTAACTCTTTTGCCATTGCATCACCTAAAGTTCCTATAATTCCAGCCGAACCTTTGACATTTAAATTAAATTGATTATTCAATGCCGCCATATCGGCAAGAACATCTGTAGCTTTAGTTACCGCCAAACTAACAAAATTTGTTAGTAAAGTAATCGGATTGAGGCTTAAAGTATTTGCGGCATCTCCCATAAAACTTAATAAATCAACCCTTATTGAATCATTTTGTCTTGTGTCAATAACTGATTTACTTAAACCACTAATAGCACTACTAAAAATTCCTTTTGTACCTGTTGTAGCTGAAGATACCGCTCCCGAAGCAACACTAGCCGCCTTACTTATTGCATTATTAATAAAACCTAAACTATTTGTGGCTTCAGTTTCACCTAATCCAAACCCTCCATCCGCGACTGATTTTTTAAATATACCTAATAATTTGGTACCATTAGCACCAGTAAAACCACCATTTAAATTAAGACTTTGCATAGTGTTATAATACCTTTATGTAATAAATAGTTTAATCCCCATTTTCCGTAAGAATGGATATGATATTCCTTCTTTCATGAATAGGCAATATCAGCACATCTTTATAAGTAAAACCTTTACTTATAAGAAATAGAATTTCAATTATTTGGACTCTTTTATATTCCGTAGAAAGGACGAAAAAACTCAACCCCAAAGTCCACATAAACTGGGACTACTTCTCCTGATGGGGCTGTTACTTCAACTATTAAATCTAAACCTGGTTTATTTTCACTAACAAATTTCTTAAATTCTTGTGAATCTTTAATTGGTAAATTTTGGATAAACTGATAAATTGCCATCATTTCCCTATTACCATCAACTTGTTTAATCATCATTTCAAGTCTTTTGGTTTGAACAGGAACAACGACACTTGTTGAAGATTCTTTAAGTTTTTCTAATTCTTTTTCTTGTAAATTGTTTAAGAATTTGAATCTAATTGGTTTTTTACTAATTGGTAGATAAAATTCATATTCACCATTTGCGTCAGGCTTTAAATTAAAATCTTTAACTTTTAGCACTGATAAATCTAAATTAGTTTCAAATTCTTTATTTGTTGACGGATCAGTTAATTTGACTGTATAATCTGAACCAAATGCGGTATTTCTTAAAAATATTAAAATAGCTTGCCTATCTTCAATTACCAATTCTTCTATATTGAAATCTTTATCTAATATTTTCCTTTTTAATAACTCATCAAGTACCGTATCACTTTGTATTAAATTTTGTGACGTAAGAATATTCTCGTCAGATGCTGTTAGATAAGCAATTCTTAAAGATTTTCTATTATTACTGTAATGAACACCCTTACTTGGTAATTCAACTACATCGTAGGCTATTGTTGGGTCTATTCTATTATCTTCCATAGTATAAGTTTATACTATAACTATGATAAAGTAAAGTTTTTAAATAAAAAACCGACACCCATTACTGGTATGTCGGTTAATATAATATATTATTTTAATATTAGTATACCAAAATACATCTATCAGGTCTCAATGAACAAGTGATAGTTGCTAAAGCATCGTTGTTGTAGTCCAATTCTTGGAAATCAAGGTTTGTTAAGAATGTACCTTGTAAAATCCATTTTTCCACTACCACACCTGTTGGATCTAACATTTCAAGTTCAATATCTTTTTTGTATCCGGCAGCATATCCCATACGTCCTGTTACCGATTCCGCATGTAAACGGAACCATTCCATTAATGCTTGAGAAGCTGAAGGTCCAATAGGATCTTTAAATGTTACTCTAATTTCTTCCCATTCAAATCTACCAGCAACATATGTTGATGTGTTCAAAAATGGAATAGCTACTGAGTTGATTTTAGCAGCGGGTCTTTTAGTTGAAGTCACGTACCACTCATTTATACCCAAAGTTGAAGGGAATCTAAGTATAAATCGGTTGACTCTTTTCGGTTCGTAAGGAACCGGCATTTTCATTAATAAATCTGCCATGTTGTATTTGTTAAGTTTTTTAAGTTATTTACTTTCTTATAAATATATCAGTATTAGAAAATAATTATTTTTAAGATTTTTATTCCAAATACTTGATTTTGTCAATTATTTTTCGTAGTTTTTTACAGGCTCCAGTATCTAGTTCCAGTTTAATCACTTAAATAAAATATCTAATTAATAAATATATTAAAACTAGTTATAGAATATACTAGAACATATAATACTGGGTATTATACGAAATTAAGATTTTCATACAAATAGGTTCCTCGTGGAACGTTCCACATACCACACAAAAAAGGGTACCATTTCTGATACCCTTCTTATTTTTATATCTCCTTTTAGATTAGATATTTTCGAATGAAGCTCCTGTTGGTGTAATTACGAACTCTAAATCGATGAATTCCAAAGAACGAGTTGGTTTGATGTAAATCTTACCTCTCATTGTGTTTGCATCAATATCTTCAGGATCTGAAGAAACGCTTACACGGAAGTCATATAAACCTCTTTCTTTCTTAATTGCTTCTAAGATAGGATTTACCAATCTTAAGAATTCTTGTCTTACCTGATCATCATTTTGTTCAAATAACAATCTAACAGCAACTGCGGAAATTAATTTTCTGGCTCTTAATAATAATCTTCTTACATTAATTCTGTCTAAAGCAGACTCTCTTACTTGTAATGTTTTGTTACCCCAAATGATGGTTCCTGTATCAGAGAAAGTAGCAATTGGGTTAATTCTGTTTTTGTACAAAGTATCTCTTTCGTCTAATGTTAGTTTCTTTTGGGCTTTAATAGCATTTATCAAACCTCTTGAATAACCCGCAACTGCAAACCAAGGATAAGATACATTGTCAGTTAAGGCAATATTTCTACAAACTTCACCTGTTGGTGGAATGTATAGTTGGGTTGCATTATCAGTATCTCTAATTTGAATCCAAGGCCAATATGTGGCTGAATAGTTACTATCTATTGCAACATCATCTAAATCGCCCACAATTGAAGTCATGTCTGTTTCATTTGGCGCTCCTATGATATATATTGAATCTGCTCTATCATTCTCAATAATATCAATTGCTTGAGTTGTTAATGAGCTATGATTGAAGAAGTTAATACCAGGTGTTGCAAATACGTTAATATCTACAGCCTCAGGGTTTGCGTATGTATTAATACCATCTAAGTAAGCATAATAATCCGAGTTTCCTTCAGTTTTGCTAAATAAACCACCGTTATCTGTGTTTCCTGTGATGTATGTTGATTTACCAAAAATATACTCATCAGTATTAGTTTTTACTGTTCTATAAATGTCCCAACCATCAAAACCGCCACAAGCCGCAAATGTAAACTTACGATAGTTTATATCTAACATTTTATTACTTGCCTTATCACCTGTTTGTCCTTCTAAATCATAACCTGTGGTTTGATATGTTGTACCTGTGATAGATGAAGCATTAGTTGATAAATGGAAACCTTGTGTACTTCCTAAACTAGCGTGATTTGGATCTCCTTTAAATTTAAATAAATCGGCATCAAAATTAAAGTTACTATCTGAAGCTAAACCTAAAGATGTTTTTCTATATTTGTCACCATTACTTATATTTGTACCATATATAACTTCACCTGAATCAAAAAAGTTAGTTTTATAAAGAACACTTCCTAATGTTGTCGAACCTGATAATGATTGATTTACAAATCCCTTAAATCCTGCAGGAAATGCATTAGAAGGTGCATTTGGATCCATATTCAACATAATGAATTTTGAATTTAAACTATATTGTCCGTCTGAAGTTCCGATTTTTCTGGCAATATAACCCGCAACATCAGGGTTCATAGAACATCTTGAAAATTTCTCTAAAACTGACATATTATCATCTGTATCGTTAAAATCTCTAACCAATAAATCAAACTCGCCTGTCGAAATATTAATGTTTTGAATTGTAACTTTTATTTCGGTATTTGAAGAATCTCCATCAGAAATTGTAATTACACTAAATAAATCAGATACTTTACCACCTCTTACCTCAGAAACTACTGTTGGTGTTGCCGCAGTGTCCCATTCTCTTGTAAAATTTGTGGTATCTAAGTTATAAACAACGCTAGTACTTAAACCTGTTATAAATCCTTGGTTATAAATATTTTTAGTTAAATTTGGATAAACTTCGTGAACATACAAAGGAATGTCTGTGGCTTCTTTATCAAATGGACTAGAACCTAACACTTTTGTAATATATTTCGGTGAAGTCATGTCTAAACTGCATGTAAATACTTTAGCACCTGTTGAACCTGTGACATGAATGTCAAATTCAGCTAATGGATTTGATGTCAAACCTGTAGAAGAAACTGTAACAGAAGTATTTCCTGTTACTTCAAAAATTAATGTTTGTCCACTATATGAACCTCTTGATCTTAAAGCTGCAACAACAACATTATTATATGTTGAACCAGTTCCAACTGTTTTGATACCAAAAGTTTTACCTGCATTATATCCTGTAAGTCCTAAAACTCTCGTTACAAATAATTGATTAGATTCTTGTAAATAAGATTTAGCCACATAAGGTAATTCATATTTAGGATTACCATTACCATCTTTTTCTGGTGAAGTACCTCCGAAATATGATTTGAAATCTGTGAAATTTGAAATTAAAATTGGTTCAAAAGCGGGGCCTGTTAAAGTCTCACCTACTAAACCTAATGTTGTAACACCCACACTTTGTGCTACAAATGTTAAGTCGACCTCTGAAGTATAAACCCCTGGAGATACGAATACTCTGTTTGAATTTGCCATTGATTGTTGTTTGGTTAAATTATTTTATTACTTAATCTATAAATATCTTTGTTTTCATCAAAGATTTCCCAACTTTTTGTAAAAAGATAGTTATTTATCTTTTAATATCTTTTAAATGGAAAACAAACAGAAAAACGTCAAAATAAGCGAAAAACATCACGAAATTTTAAAAAATTATTGTGATAAAAATGGTTTAAAAATTTATAAAGTTTTGGAAAAATATATAGATGAACTTTGTAAACCTAAAAAAAAGGACATATACGGAGACGATTAGTATAGATAAGTTATACCGATTTTCGAACCTATAACTGGTGCGCCCATTAAAGTAATTTCTTGAGGTCCTGTAATTTCATAACCTCTACCTTCATCTTCCACAAGTCCGTTTACATCTAAACTAACAACACTATTAATACCATTTGTAACAGTAAAGACTAAATCACCCGTATAGGTAAAATTTTGAGTTGCACTGTTTAACAATTTTCCAGTATTATCTAATATAACCGAGTTTCTACCTTTATAATACGTAATCGTAATAGTTGAACCTTCTAAAGGTGGGGTATCAAATGATATTTTAGATGTATATGGAATAAAGTAATAGTTCACATCTTTAATTTGAACTAACCCATTAACCATTACTGAAAATAGTGTACCAATACTTTCACCTACACTAAATGCAGTTTGAGTGCCGTCGGCAATAAATGAAACAACTGTAATGTTTACATTTTTGTTTATGAACTTTTTAGTTCCTCCTGTGTTGTCTAATAAAAATTCGTACATAGTAAATAATCTGCTTATTGCTGGTTTAACCTCAAACTCATCACTATCCATTAAATATCCAAGCATAGTGAAATTAT